AACCTTCACGCTGTTCGATGAATTCCTTAAGTTTCTCGGTGACGGGACGATCGATCTCGATACGCATGTTTTCAAGGCGGTTCTCACCAACTCCGCGCCAGTCAAGGGAACGAACACCGTTCTCGCCGACATCACGCAGATTTCAGCCGGCAACGGCTATGCCACAGGCGGGGCTACGCTTACCGCGGTGACTTGGGTGGAAACCGGCGCCGGTTTGGGTATCTGGCGCTTCACGGCCGCTGACGTGTCGTGGACTGCAGCGGGTGGATCGATTGCCACGCATCAGTATATGGTTATTTATGATGATACCCCCACATCGCCGGCTGATCCACTAGTTGGCTTTGTCGATGCCGGATCATCGTCTGTTATCGCCGATGGCAATACTCGGACGTGGGATATCGGTGCGAGCGGGCTGTTCGAGATGGACGCGACACCGTAATGGGCGCACAAGGAACCGCGGTCCTTGATTTTGGGGCGTTCCCTGGATCGAACGTCGCGATCGTGGATGTGGTCGCTGTCGGCGTGGTCGTTTCATCGGCTATCGAGGCGTGGTTGAATCCTGCTGCTAGCGCCGACCATACCGACATGGATCATGTCGCGGCGCCGATGAAAGTAACGGGAACCTATCTGTCAGATGGCAATATTCGTATCTATGGCATAAACGTCAACGACACGATACCACCGCTTGAATTGGTACTGAGGAAAGGCGAACTCCCCGTCTTTGCTAATCGCAACTACGTGACTTTTGAGCGGCGAAATGCTCCGATGTTCGTCGGACAATTTAACGTTAACTGGGTGTGGAATTAGAAGATGGCTGGTCTACAAATTCAAGGTGCAGGCGGCAATGTGGTGGAGGCTGGCGCATTCCCCGCGAAAGGTGTGCATGTCATATGCAAGCCGCAAGATTACGGCGCGCTTGGACACTATGCGGCTGTTGTTACGACCGGCACTATCGGCGCAGGCATGGCCGGCCTGGGCGAGCTCGTGCAAATGCGGTGGATTGATGCAACTAGGTTTTGCATAATCCATCATGTAGAGGTGCTGGAATTTCGCAACGTGGCGACTGCTTGGTCAGCCGGCCGATTTCTCTTTGATGTGTGTCGCGCAACAGCCTGGTCGGCAGATGGTTCAGGCGGCGCCTTAGTAACCTTGACTGACCCGCAATTGCAGCTTCGTGCCGCAGCAATGGGGCCGACTTTGTTTGTTGGTTTTCGTGTGGCGACGACAGCGGCACTTACCGCTGGCACCAAAACTTTCGACACGCTACCGTTCGGTGCAACATTCGGAAACGTTGATGCGGTAGCGGTCAAGCATCATATCCCGCAATCTAACGTGGTTACCACCGGAGGCCCGGCCGCTGGTCCCGGCATCGTTTTATTCAGGTGTGAGACAGCCGATGGGGAACATCCTATCGTGCTCGCATCTAACGGCGGCTCGACCAGCGAAGGAATCGCGATCAGGGCGACGGTTCCCGCTACTGGCACATGGTCTGCGTCATTCCTGATCAAGTGGGCCGAAGTGAGCGCCTTCTAACCTATGTCACTGCTGCTGAGGCGGCTCGGAGCCGGCGGCGGGGATACAATCACCGTCACCAAGGCAGACCTTACGATCGCCGGTAAGGCAGTCGCGACTAACGAAACAATCGCTGTTGCAAAGTCCGACATCACGCTGACCGGAAAGGCGGTCGCTGTTGTCGAGGCCATACCGGTTGCCAAATCCGACATCGCTCTGGCCGGCAAGGCGGTTGGGCTCAACGAAACGGTATCGGTTGCAAAATCCGATATCACGTTGACCGGCAAGGCGGTCACGGCTGCTGACTCGCAGATTATCTCGGTCGCCAAGTCAGATATAACGCTCACTGGAAAGAGCGTCGCAACCAATAATACGGTATCAGTTGCTAAGTCCGACATCGTTGTGGCCGGCAAGGCGGTCACCGTTGCTGACTCGCAGATTATTCCAGTTGCTAAATCCGACATCGTGCTTGTCGGAAAGCCCATTCTCGTCAATGAGCTATTTACATTTAGTGCATCGAGTATTGTTCTAGGCGGTCAAAATGTTTCGATTGCCGATGCCGTTATTGGCTCTCAGCCGCTGATCCTTGTGCATTTAGCGGATCTATCCGAGCCACGGAGGCGCCAAGCGGGTAATGCTGCAATCGCGCGACAGCCCGATCCACCGGCGGATTAGATCATGCCAGCGCGCGAACCTGCATTACCGGCAATACCCCGTCTTTTTGGGGGACTTTCTGCAAGGCGTATAGACGATTCGATCGCTATCCTCCGTCGTGCCGATGGCACGGCTATTCCGCGGGTCGCACAGGAAGGCGTAATAATTCCGCCACTGCCTGTCGGCGACCAGGTGCTATTGCAAGATGACGGCTCTATCTTGCATGAGGATGGAAGCTTTTTGTTAACGGAGGTTTGATGCCACTGCCCTATAAAACGACCATTCTCACTGCGGCGGCTTCGCATGACCTGACCGTGTTGGAGACGGTAAAGCAGGAATTGGATATCACCGATAATGATTCTGACGATGAGCTAGCCCGCTTGATCAGCGAGCAGTCGGCTGTTGCTACTGCATATTGCCAACGCGAATTTGCGCAGGAGACCGTGCTAGATGTGTTCCGGCCTGAATGGAGCATAAGTTCGCCGCTGAAGGTATCAAGAACGCCGATCGTGTCCATCACCTCGATCGTCGAGGCGGGCATTACTTTGGGCGCCAGCATTTATGAATTTTCTGATGCAAACATCTGGCGTTTGGATATCAGCGGCGGTCGCATGGAGTGGCCTGCTGGCAAGATAGATGTCACGTACGTTTCTGGATTTCAGCTATTGACAACGTTGCCGCGCGACCTGGAGCGTGGCGTTCTGGTTCTGATCCGGCAGGCCTGGTACTCCGGATCACGCGATCCGCTGGCGATCTCAGAGAGTGTCGATGGTGTCGGGCGAACTGATTATAAGGTCGGAAGCGGACTCGATGGTGAAGCATTGCCGGCGGAAGCACTGGCGCTGTTGTCGAATTATAGACGGTATTCGGTCTAGCCAACGGATCAACACATGAGCAAGCAGGGCATTCAAAGTCTTGGCGATTTTACCATCACTACTGCGGCCACGCAGGTCGGCGATTGGGTCACAGGATTTCAAAATCTTCTGGCCCTGACCGCAAACCTTCGTCTGGCCTATGGCTCGGGCGGAACATCGATAAAGGCCTATCTGCAAACCTCGCTCGACCAGCAAACAACGGCGATCGATATTGCTTGCGTGGTGTTTGGAACGGCAAGCGAAAATGAAGTGCTGAATTTTGCCGGACAGACGCCGAAGTTGACACAAGTCAGCCCGACAGACGGCACGCTAACTGATGATACGGCCATAGACGGAATTCTTGGCGACCGCTTTCGCATCAAGATTGTTTCGACCGGAACCTATGCCGGCTCGACCGTGCTTAGCGCGCGCGTCCATCCACATGGATAAAATGCAATATTTTACGCCATTCATTCTCGGTTTCTCAATAGCGTCAATGTACTGGTATTGGTTAACATTCAGGCCACTTTGAAACATGACACCACAACACGCGACGGCGATGCTGTTGAGGCAGATAAGCAAGCATGGCGAAAAGATTGATTTAATTCGGCTGACGGGAACTCAGTTGATTCCGCTGACCGTGACCTGTCTTGCCTTTGTCCGCGCATACCGTCCCGAGGAACTTGTTGGCGGCATCATTCAGGGCGACAGCAGGGTGATACTTTCGCCGCAAGAGATCGAAGCCAATGGCTGGCCGGGGCCAAACTCATCGGCGACACCGACAGGACAGGATCGTCGCGTGCCGCGCAAGGGTGATCGTATCGTAATCGCCGGCAAGGTGCGCAATATCGAATCCGGAACGCCGGTCTATCTTGCTGGTCAATTGGTACGTATCGAAGTGCAGGCGAGAGGATGAATGGCCACCATTTCGGATGTCAACACGCGCATTCGCACCATGTTGGCCGCATCACCGATAACGGTGCGGTATCCCAACGAGACCGCGGTGCTGTCGGATCAGCCGGAAGCATTTACCATTCCCGTATTGCACCCTGCGTTCTCGGATATCGCTAGCTTCGGCGGTGGACGTGGTGCCAATCGCTACCGGCGCCGGCATATGCTTGAACTGGTTGTGATGGTGCCGGTTGGGCAGGGCCTGGAAATTGCCTTGACCTATGCCGAGCAATTGGCCGCGATCTTTCGCAGCCAGCGACCGACCGACGACATATCGTTTTTCGATGCTCACGTTGATCCAGAATTCACCATCGACAGCGATAACGGAAACTATTGGCGCCTGTCGGCGCTTTGTAACCTGACCTTCGATCAGATCGGGTAGTTCCAACCCCCAAATAATGGAGAAGCCCGATGCCACTCGCAGAAGGCGTATCAAGAAGTATTCGTTACAAGGCCTATGCCAGCGCGACGATCACCGCAAATGCGCTCGCTGTGTCGGCGACTGATCTGGCAACGACCGGCGGGCAAATCCTGCGACGCGTTTCGTCGTCGCTTAAGTTGGCAAAAGACACATATCAGTCTGCGGAAATCCGCACCGACCGGCAGATCGCCGACTTTCGCCATGGTGTAAAGCGCGCCACCGGATCGATCACTGGCGAACTCTCGCCGGCCACCTGGTTTGATTTCTTCGAGGCATCTTGTCGCGGCACCAAGTCCGCCGCGACGATCACGGCATCGGAGGCCGATTTCACTAGCATCGTCGGCGCTGCTTCGACATCGAACTTCACCCTTACCGGTGGTGATCCGGTGACTAAGGGTTTCCGCATTGGTGATGTCATTCGATTTAGTAACCTGTCGGTGGCGGGAAATAACGCAACAAACTTTCTCATCACCGGATTTTCCGGCGCCTCGAACCGTATCATCGCCGTTTTCCCTGCCCCGCTCGATCAAGTATCCGATGCTGCTTTCAACGTCGCATCGGTCGGCAAAACTATTTTCGTTCCATCATCGAGTTTCGTGTCACGCAAGTTCGGCATCGAGCAATATTCGGTAGATACAGATACGACACAACTGTTCACCGAATGCCGTTGCGGCGGATTCACGTTGCAGTTGCCAGCGACAGGCATGGCTACAATCGAAGTGCCGTTCATGGGCCGTGATATGGAAAATCTTTCCGGGGCGAATGCGCCGTTCTTCACCGCGCCGACCGCGGAAACAACGACCGGCATCATTGCCGCCGTCAATGGTCTGCTGCAGGTCAATGGTGTTACTCAGGGCGTTGTCACAGCAGCGCAAATCCGCTTCGATCTCAACCCGTCTTCTGATGGCGTGGTGGGGCAGAACTTCGTCCCGGAAATCTTTCTTGGTCGTGCCAATGTCAGCGGACAACTTACAGCGTTTTTCCAGGACAATACGCTGATTGATCAGTTTAAAAACGAAAGCTCGGTCGGTGTTCTTTTGTATCTGACTGCGACTTCGGCGGTAAATGCGCCAGCTATGACGATCTGGATTCCCAAGATCAAGTTCGGCGACGCTGCCATCAATACCCAAGGAGAAGGCGGCCAATCGATAACCATGCCGTTTCAGGCACTGAAAGGCGACGCCACGCTGCCCGGTGATCTTGCCACCACAATCCGTATCACCGATACCGAGGCCACATAAAGGGAGTCATAATGTCAAAGTTTTCCGCATTGGCGTCCAACACTGCGGACGCCTTCAATATGCAGGTTATAAGCCCGCTAACCGATGTGGCGCTCACGGATAAGGATGGCAAGGAAGCCTATGTTTCTTTGCTCTCGGTTGACAGTGAGGCCGGGCGCAAGATTGACCGGGCGCAAAGTGTAGCGCAAATGCGCAAGCTTCGCTCCGGTCGCAATCTGGAAAATGATGAGGATTTCACCGACAAGCAGATCGAGGCTCTGGTCGCATTGACGGTCGGTTGGTATCTGGTCGATCTCGAAGGCAACCCGATCGATGTTGAGTTTTCCGAAGCCAACGCGCGCGAATTGTGGAACGATCGAGGGATGGCCTGGTTGCGTAAACAGGCCTGGGTGTTCGTGAACACCGCTGGAAATTTTATCAAAGGCTCGTCGAAGACCTCTGCCGCTTCGCCGAGCACGACTTTAAGGATAGCCGGCACCTAAGTGATGGTGCGAGCGAGCGTGAACACCGAGCGTCAGCATTAAGGCAGTTCGAGAAGATTGGATTGAAGCCCAAAGCTGTTCTTGCGCGTGAGCACGGTCCGCAATGTCCATTACCGTTGCGTTATCTGTTCGAGTACTTTCAAGAAATAGCCATAGGGCTTTCTGCCAACGGATTTTCCATCCCAACTGTATCGTGGGAAAGCTTGTGCGCCTGGTCGGGCTTACGCGGAGTTGATCTAGAACCATGGGAAAGCCTGCTCTTGGTTCAGCTAGGACAGGTTCGCGCCAAGGCGTTGATGGAGAAAACCACTGCCGATAAAGATAGAGAGCAACACGTCAGCCAGTGAGATGGCGCAGCTAGGGCAACGCGCAGTGGCCGCGCCTATGCTCAGTGTTCTGGTTGCTGAGTTTGCCCGCGCTGTCTTTGCCGAGATTGATAGCGCAAATAGAGCCGCGCTCGGGCATACCGTTCCGGTGCGCATCCTGGTCGATGGGCGCGATGCTTCTATGGAAGCGGTCAATGCACGACATGGCGTGATCGAGTTCGAATGGCAAACCTTGGATGATCCGCTGACATGGATTTGGCAAACGCTAAAGGATCGCTCGCCGGTAAGGTCTGGACGCTATCGCAACTCGCATCAACTTATGGCCGATGGAAACGAGGTTGCGCCCGGTGGATCAATTCCACAGGCCACGCAATACGTTTTTGTCAACGAACAGCCATATGCGCACAAGATCGAGATAGGCACGACAGAGAGTGGTCGTAATTTCGTTATTCAGGTGCCGAACCGCATTTATGAGCGAGTGGCTAAAGAGGCCGCGGCACGGTTCGAAACAGTTGCCAACATTTCCTTTGCTGAGATTGATCGAAATCCTTCGATCATTGTTAAGTCGCCGAACAATACTTTTGCATCGGCCGCGCAGTTGAACATGGGTATTAGCCAGCCGGTACAGGATTTCGTCTGATGGCGAACGTACAGGAAGCAGTCAGGCGGCTGCGCATTGAATCCTCCATAACAGGGGATGAACAGACGGTATCCGGTATTAGGCGCATAGGTGATGCATCCGATCAGACCGTATCGAGACTTTCCAAATTGGAAGACGCCTATGAGCGACTGGCGCAACAGACGAAGGATTATCAAGCAGCGAATGATAACGTTGCGCGTAATATGCGGGCGGCAAATGATAGCAATTCAGACTTCGGTCGCAGTCTTGCGGACGTTGCGGCTGGTGCGATCAGCACTGTCAATCATCTAAAATTGTTAGGCCTAGGTGCCTATGCGCTAGTGCCGGCGTTTCGTTCATTCGTCAATGCGCAAATTGCTAACGGTATGCAACTGATCGGTGGGGCCGCAAATATACTTGTACAGGCATTTACCCGCTTGCTCAGCGTTGCAGGTCCTTTACTGTCATTCTTTGCCCGCATATCTATTCCTATAGCTATTGCTGTAGCTGCTTGGCAGACCTTGAATGCTGTCATCAGTAGAGGGTCGGAACTCCTAGAAAGATACGGCACTGCGGGCACACGTAAGCTATTTGATGACCCTAATTTAGTCGCGAACATCGAGAAGCTGACTAAATTTCAACAGGATACTCTCTCTCCGCAACAAGTGCAGCAGGCGACCGAGTTGGCAACGCGGCTTGAAACGGCCAAGCGCGTATTAACCGAGTTTGCCAAGGTACAATTTGATTTAACCGGGCCGGCGCTGGCGCTGCAAAATATCTGGGTCAGGATTGTTGAATTGATCGCGTCGGCGGCAACCTCTGCATCCAAGATTCCTACCGGCCAGGTGGCACAGAATTATGGTGTTGATGTCGGCGCCGGTCTGACCGGAATGCCTTCGTTTGATCCGACCAGTCAAGGCGGCGGCAAGGGCGATTTTGATGTTAATTCAATCTTCCGCGCCCGACAGTTGGCGATTGGTCGGTTGATTCAGGGCATGGGCGGCGGGTTTTCCGGACGCTTTAACAATGCCATCAGTGATCTTGCCAACCCGCCGAAGCCTGAAGAGCAAACCACAGCGCGCGCAAACGCATATGACCGTGCGGTGCAAACGATCAAGGACCAGATCGACCTGCTGAACCTTGAAGCGCAAAGCGTTGGTAAGACCAGTCAGCAATATCAGGAATTGAAGGTGTCGCACGAGTTGACCATCGCGGCGATGAAGGCCGGGATTGAGGTTACCGATGATATGCGCCAGAAGTGGAAGGAATATGCCGCGCAGATCGCCGAGGCGACGCTTAAGCTGAATCAGGCGCGGGTGTTACAAGAGCAGCAATTTCGCGGTGCAACACAATTCATGTCGCCATCACAACAGGCGGCGGCACAAGCGGCACGGCAGATCGATCCGACTAATTGGCAGGCCCGTCTCAACGATGCTGGCCCGCGCATGGCGGCGTTCAATGAGCAGTTGCGGCAGGCAGCGGACCTCTCGGCAAATTTCCTCGATAACTTTAATCAGGGATTATTGCAGGGCAAATCGCGTACCGAAGCGCTGGCCAATGCATTGAAGTCGTTGGAATCGCAATTGCTCCAGATGGCATCTCGACAGGCCATCAATTATCTATTCTCTTCATTTTCTCAGTTTATGGGCGGTGGTTCGCTTTCAGGTTCAGGAAATGCCGGATGGAATGCCCCGTTATCGGCCGGGCATTTTATTGCAAATGGCAATGTTTTCGACTCCGGCAATATAGTCCCATTCGCTCGTGGCGGTCTCGTCACCGGCCCGACTCTTTTCCCCATGGCTCGAGGCATGGGATTGATGGGAGAGGCGGGGCCTGAAGCTGTCATGCCGTTGCGGCGTGGCGCGGATGGCAAGCTTGGCGTGGCAGGCGGCGGCGGGGCAAACGTGCAACTCGTGATCAACAATAACGCGGCCAATGATATTGAGGTCAATCCGCGGCGCGAGGGTGGCCAGGATTTAGAGCGATTGGTGATCGAGATAAATAAAAAGGCTCATGCTCGAGGTGAGTTCGATCAGGCCAACTCGTCGCTTTATGGTCTCCGGCGGCGAAAGATCCGATAAACAATGCCCCGCTAATGATGGGTGATGCGCCTGGCAATCCGCACGACCAATGCGCAGAAGTTTGCGGAAAATTCCTCATCTCGCCATAAAGCAAGGTCAGCATCATGATTTTGAAACAGAGCACCTCTTTTACGAGAATGTTTTTTCTGGTCCAGTCCGCCGACCACAGATCGGGTCTGACGGGTGCCTCTCCTGCTGTAAAT